AGAGCGTTACCACAAATGGAAAAAAATGTGAGTGAAAATAAACAGACAATGGACTCAACTCCAATTAATGAACTTATGATGGATCCCCCAATGATGATGGATGAGCCCAGAATGCAAGGTGTTATGCCACAAATGACAGCTCCACAACCCCAGGGTGCCTACATGGTTCCCCAACAAGTAGAAAAGGCACCAGAAAGTAAAAACCCATTGAACTTGACTGATGATCAGTTGATTGCTCTCATCGCCGGCGCTGCAGCGGCGCTTGCCGTTAGCAAGCCTGTTCAAGACAAACTTGTTACCTCAGTACCCAAGTTCCTTAACGAACAAGGTGCACGAAGCATGGTTGGTTTGGCTTCAACCGGATTGGTTGCTGCTATCGTCTTCTATTTTGCAAAGGCTCAATTTGTGAAGGCTTAAAAATTCGATTCCCACCCCATATTACTATAGATTGAATTATCAATACCTGAATAATATGTAACTAAGGCTCCGACTGTAAAAGCCGACATGAGCAAGGCACTCAATTTAAGTGTCTTGCTTCTGTCACTTCCATATTCCTCCACCGCATCCTTTGTGTCACTTATTAGCTTATTCATTAAGAATGTTATAATAAACGCGATAACAGTCGTGGATAGTATAAATCTTCGATCAACTGCGAGTCGAGGTACATTCCCAATAATATATCTAAAAATATTTGGTATGATAAAGGTCAATAATGACAAGTTCAAATAATAATTAGTGCTTATATGGGGGATAATTGTAATACCATATATCGCAAGCCATGAAAAAATGACTGTAAGCAATACACCGAGTGATGTTCTCATTTAGTATGATCAAAGATTATTTATCCTGAATCTTCTGACCACAAAATGGTTTTCGTTCGGGTATCTTTTCATATATACCTAAATTTACGCATATGTCGCGAAGTTCTACGTAATTGTTCCAATAATTCTCCGAGTGAGAATATTCGCGCACAGACGAATGTGCTAACTCGTGAATAAATACATGGAAAATATCATTTACCTCACCATCGAGGCACACAGCAATTTCCTGTCCCTTATTTGTATTGTAACCAACAGTTCCTTTCATTCGTTCAAAACCCGTAATTGGAATGCATCTAGTTAGCATATGAAACTTTTCATTATTTGTTTCTATCAAATGCTCTCGGAGAATTTTGTATTTTTCTTTTACTTCAACGAGGGCCTGAGGTTCTCGAGTCTGGTATAATATCCACAGATTTATGATCAATAATACAATGAATGGGATCATCTCTTATATACAAAGATAAATTTACTATACAACTCTGATATTCGATTACCAGTGAGACCTTCCCAGAGTTCTAAACTAAAGCCCAATTCTTCAAGATGTGTAACGAGAAGGTCCTTATAAGCCACTGGTTCTGATTTTGGACCGTCCGCATAGAATGGGGTGTCTGTGAGATTTACAAATAATTTTTCACCAAATCCACCATTCCCGTGCGCTTTCATTAGAAAGAAGTTACCCATATCATCCTTATATGGGGTCTTAAATATAATTTTTTCCGAATCCGGTATAATTCCTATAAGTTTCCCACCTGGTTTTATACGCTTGCGAATTTCTCGGATCGAACTAAAAAACTTTTCTCTTGTTTCAAAGATGTAATGAAGTGAAAAATTATAACATATGAGATCAAACTTTCTATTAGGGCAATGATGTATATCACCCTCGTAGAAATTCACGCGCATATGCATATTCTTCGCTCTACTTCTCGCCTCAACTAGGGCCGAGGCTTCCGGATCACACATGCTCATATTTGCACCACATTTATGCCATTTCTGAAGATCACCACCGAAACCACAACCCACATCCAAAATACTGTAACCTTCTTTTGTAGCATATTGGATTAGAGTTCGTTTGGCATCATTATGGTTCTTACGAATATCCTCCATTGTATATTGTATAAAAGTGTATATCTTTTAAATACTTAGGAGGGCGAGTGACAATTGTCTGTGTCCTATTTTGAATCTACCGGCATAGGTATATTCTTTCTTGAATTCATTACTATTTAGATAATTTATAATTGAATCTATATCTATATCATTCTTTGGTATTAAACATAAAAGCTTTCCACCAAAGTGTGTAACAGTCCCCTTAAATGCAACTTCACTTTGTCGCGTTATATTCCTGACATATATACACGGACGACCCATATTCTTTGTAATTGATTTTAAGTTTCTTGGGGCACCCCATTCAAACCAATTAACTTCGTTAAATTTTTTAATTCTTCTATTCAATAGGTCTTGTTTATTTAATAGAAGGTGCTCATTTATTTTTGAATCACCCGTCGGAAATTCATTCACAAAAATATACCGCTCAATATCATCTTTATCACATAAAATATCAACATTTCCAAATGGAACTTTGTATATTTCATCCTTACCAGATACAAGACCCACATAGACGTCAAATACATTTGATACTAAATCACCACTTATCTCATTATCACTAAAAGTTATAACTCCGCCAATAACATTACAGAACTTTTCCTTATTATTAACAACTGTTTTGTGGTTAATTAATCCTTTTTCATATCTAAAAATCACAACATCAACACATGCTTTATTAAATAGGTTCTCGTTATGTGGAAATAAGAAATCAGTAAATGATCCTGCATTTGACATTTTACGTATAATAGATGACGCGCTTGTTACTTTTGTAAAATCCGAAGGGACTATAAAAATTAATTCACCACCATCATCTAATAAATTGAAACATTTTTCAATAAATTGTATATATAAATTACCTTGACTATTTTTAACATATGGTGGATTACCAATAATAGTTTTAAATTTACAATCAAACTTCCTTGATAAAAAATTGCAATATTCTACATCTTGATTTCTACCAAATGAAACGACGCGTTCAATTGTATCATCAAGTTCAAAACACGACATAGGATAGTTCTCATCGGTTTCTAAAAACTTTTTTAAGAGATGTCCCGCTCCGAACGATGGTTCAAGAAGTGTAGAACCTGTATTCTTGACTCGGTCAAATACATACTGCTGAAGGTTATCATCTGTAGTAAAATACTGCCCGAGATCCTTGATCATGTACTACAATGATTCAAAAACTTTAAGTGGTTCGGACCACTTCTTGAAAAGTTCATATAACTTGCACGTGAGCATCTCTCTATACTCTTCGTTTGTCCTACTTACTCTCGAACAGGGCCAAGATAGTTGAAAATCGTTCGATGGATTAATATGAATAGACGAATCCGGAACTTCGTCCAGAGTTCCAACCCACGATTTCACAGAGTCTTTGCTTACAAAAATTAACCCATATTTGTTGAGAACTTTATCGCTTGCTACAACTTTCAAACTTTTAGCCACCCCAACTTTAGTTTTGCACGATTTATCATCAAATGTATATCCAATAAATCTTGGAAGACCAACCAGATTGTTTCTTTGTCCAGGTTTCTCATTGATACATTTGATATTCACGGGAAAATCCTCACATCCGTACATACGCATATCGATCCATATGTCCCCAAGTTCCCTAGACTTACCCTTTTTTATCATATGACGGAGCTTTTCTACCAAATAATTTGCTATAATATCTTCGTCATGAATACTATTTATTCGCCCATCGTCCATTTTATCACTAAGTTGTATAGTTCTTTCATCGAGTAAGCCTCTGATTAATGAAAATACAAATTGGATATAATGATGCTTAACATCCATGGTACTTATTTATGTTTTAAATTTTCAGCTTTATTTAACTTAAGTGTATAATTGGCTTAAAGTTTTGCACGCTAATTCATACATAATATCATGTCTCTTGAACAAGATTACACCACTGTACCCGGACAACTTTTTGCGTGCCTTTCCGTCGTTGGACCAGAAGCCCCACAAAAGAATGACAAGTTTGGAGTTAAGATTCGAGGTGCTTTTTCGACCCGCGATGAAGCGGCTTCCCACGCAAAACGCCTTCAAAAGGAAGATCCAACCTTTGATATTTATGTTGTTGATATGTACAAGTGGTTGTTGATTCCACCAGATGCTGCGAAAATTGATGATGTTCATTATCAAAATGAAAAGCTTGAAGAGATCATGACCGGTTACAGAGATAACCAAGCTGAAGCTGCTCGCCTTTTCCAAGAACGCAAGCGTGGAATGATGGAAGCCAAAACATTTGTTACGCCAGGTGACGAAAATTCCCAGTACTACACCAAGCCAGATGAAGCTCCAATTTCTCACCCAGCAGAGATCTTAGAACGCCTCAAGAAGGAAAAACCAGATGCTCCAATGGAAGAACTTGTCAAGGAAGCTGATGCACTTGTTGCTGCTGAAGTGGAAGAGCGACGCAAGAGGCGCGAGGAAGAAGCCGCGAAGGAAGCTGAAGCCGCGGCTTCTACCGACGCTAAGATTGAAGAAGTCAAGGAAGAGGGTGAGCCAGAAGTATCATCTGCATAATTCAAAAAATAAAATTTTATAATAATAAATGTTAAGCATTCTATTCACATTCGTCATGGCCGTGGTATTAACTGCCACAGTCTTTATTTTGTTCTTTGATCTCGATTCAGATATAATGAAGTCAAAAAACAAAACAAAGGAGGAAGAAACGGGAGAAGTAAGCACATCTCATGGGTTCGTTGAAGATACATACAGGGGACCTATTACAGATAGGTTTATACCACCAAAGTATGGTCCGATAGGGTCATTTGTTGGATACTCAAGTGTATCTGAGTATAACTGGTTGCATGGTTTTCCCCATGAAAAATCCAAGTAAGAAAACTGCAAATGCGATAATCCACGTTGATTTATCAACGTTAGCAAATAAATCATTTTTGTCTTGTTGTTGATATGGTTGGGTTTGGTACATCATCTCCTGAGGTTGATAATAATATGGTTCTTGGTGTGATTGCATTTGTTCATGTGTATTGTCATTAATTTTGTCATCTTTTAATGAATCGATAATTGGATCGTAATCAATTGGATTTCCTATATCAGTCTCCATTTTTAATATATCATCTGTTTTTTTTAAGTCTATTCTTCCTCGTCTTCTTCCTCTTCGTCATCTACTATAAAATCTTTGAGACTACCTTCGTCATCATCTTCATCACCCTCGTCATCCGAGTACATTTCATCGTCTGTATCGATATCCGACTCAATCTGAGAATCATAATCGTCATCGGCGTAATCATCCTCAAAATTTGTCTCTTCCGGTTCGTACATCTGAGGTTTCTTTATTTGTCTTCCCGAACGTGTTCTGGTATCAACCATTTTATATAGATAAAGAGTTTTGTTTAAGTATCTTTTATGCACTTAAATCATTTATTTACTTGGATTTAAGGTGTTTATGACACTCGCACTCAATATATGTGTTCTACTCGTGGGTTTATTCTTACCATCTTTACAAATAGGACACTTTTGAGACATTTTATTTTTGTTTATTATATATGACATTGTGATATCTTTGTCTGCATGTTCTCCGTTAATGCGTTCGCAGTATGTAGATGTAGTTAGAACCATATAACACATACTGGGTTTAGATTTTGAAATACTAACAACATGAACATTTTCACCCATTTTCATGTTTTTTTGAATATAAGATTCTAAATGTGGTTTTACATCCGACTGTTTTACCAGTTTTTTTTCTTCGATTTTCTTAATCTGAGGACACTTCTTAATATCTTCTTTCCTGGGGTATAACTTATCAACTATTTTGGTTGATAATTGATGTCTTCTTCCACAAAAATCTTTACAGAATCCGTCTCTTCTATCTCTTAATGTTTCACATCTACAGAAGCATTTCTGAAGTATTTCTCTACCGCTAATTATAAACCATACATGATTTGAACCATGTTCTCTCTTCAAATTTTCACAATATTTTGAATTTGTTGAGATTAGATATGTATCCCTGTGTTTAAATACCTTTGTGATATATGCATTTGTTTGACCATCCATATTCTGTCTAACAAATTCTTCAATCATACTACGAAGTTCATCGTCTTGAACTTCATCTTTTATCTGTTCTGATGTAAATGAACCTTCTTTGATTGTAGAAGATGGTGGATCAATTGTGATGTATTCTTCTGAATTAGTTCTCACGGATGACATATTAAGAATTTCTAAATCGGGATCCTGGTTTATTCTGATAAGAGTACTGAGAGGTTCAAGTGTGTAAATAAATAACGGTAAATAAGCAACTTGGACATTTTTACCTGTATTATTACATTCTTCACATCCCCGACCGCCACATACACCGTGTTTTGCAAGTTTATAAGACCAAGGCATTCTGAGACCACTACCTTTAGTTTTCCTACTCAGACTTCCATACACAGATGAATCAATTATTTCATTCCAATCATATGAACCTTTTGCATTTGAAAGTGCGACTAAAATATGTTCTCTAAGAGCCAATGCGGATGCCTGATTTACAACTAATTCCGGCCAATTTAAGTGAATCCCAGTTTTTATTGAGTTACCCACATTTTTGGGTGGGGAAATCGATATGAGACATTTTTTACCACCGTGTCGTTTCACTTTGTCACATATAATTTTACATATATCTCTTATTTCTTCAATTGTGAGAGATCTTTCATCCTTATAATCAATATCAACAAAGAACTTGTAATTTAAACTCTTTTGTTCAACCACAAATAGATTTTCACCACTTTTAACAAAGTCGATATATTTTTTATGGAAATCATTCAATCTATCAAATGGCACGGAAAGGGTTCCACCATCCATGAGCACATGTGATACATTGGTTTTTGTATTTGGTTTTACAATAAAATTTTGTTCTGCACACCATCGTTTGAACATTTTTCTTATAATATTTACAATTCTAATCTCTATACCTTGACATACATGATACATCCGGAAATTCTCTAGTCTCACCAAGATGCTTTTTTATGGTTAAAAGTTCATATACCGTCTTATCTTCATTTTCCTTAACCCATTCTTCAACTTCCTCTGGACATAGACCTCGATTGGTCCGAAGAAGTTCTCCTATTTGTATCATTATATAAGCTTTTGACTTCATTCTATTTAATACAGAAGTTTTTTCTATTAAGGGAAGTCACACACGAATAAAATTCTGGATTTTTAAGAATATTATCTACAATAAGCTTCCAACGCTTACGTGTATTAAACTCATCGAGAGTATCAAAACTCATGTAGTCATTTTCGTCATATGTTTTCTTGATTGGTTGTTTATTAATTTTCTTGAGTTCAGTTTTTTGTTTTTCGTCGTAAAATTTCTTTACGAGAACCTGCTGCTCTTGTTTCGTATAATCGATAAAGAATACAAATACATTGTATTCTAGATCTGTAGTCGCATTTTCCTTTACAGTAAATTTAAATTCCGTATATTCACCACTTTTGAGGGCTACTACACCGCGTGTTTCCTCTTCCAATTCCCGAAGGGCGCAACGAAGAGGGTTAAATATTTCTCTTCGTCTGCATCCGCCTGTGACAAAAATCCAATCCTTGAAGCGTCTATCTCTCACAGTAAGAAATTTAGGCTTTTCATCGGCAAAACTAACCGGTATTGCTATAGCTTTGTATTTTTTCATTGCGCATTCGCAAGTTATAATAAGTGAATATGTTTATTCTTCCTTCTTTTCTACGACACTTTCTGAGATTTCAGCGTCATCGACCATTTCAGTTTCTTGTTGGATTCTTGGAGGTGAAGAAAGTTGCTGCATGAGCTGGACTGAGAAATTCTTAAATCCATCCATTTCTTCCTTTGTCTTATTGAGTTCTCTAAACATGAAAAGTAGTCCCGCGACACATACAATCATGGCGACCATCATTAGGGTTTCACGATCCATTTGCATCATTTTAAGTTACAATCGATCCTTCTTTTTAAGTAATAACACCCATCCGTGTTCTATCAGAAATGGGGCATTCATATGGCGACTGTGCGAATTGAACGGCTTCGTAATGCGTAGGCTGACAGGATTTTTCAATTGGTGGTGTAGGCTGACCAACAAATTTTTCAAGTGTCCTGGATTTTGGATCGTACGTCAATACAAAAACGATTGCAAGGAGGAAAATAATGTTCCACATTGTGGTTTAATAAATACAAAGAGATTTAGTTGGAGTAAAGAAGGCCACCCATACCATTCTCAATACGAAGAACGTTGTAATTTACGGCATAGATATCCTTGTCGGAGTTCGCAGTATCGTTTATAATACGAGCGGAGTCAAGGCGTGAGAAGTTGAGGGTACCCGTTGGTTGAACTTTCGATGCATCAAGACAGAATGGATAGAAGAACAACTTAGTACCTGGAGATGAGTTTGAGTTTGATGTGTGATAGTAGAGTGGCACACTTGAGAAGTTTGGATCAGCGAACTTGTAATCAGATACATCAGTACCATTGATTTGGAGCTTAAGTTTGTTACCGCGAGTGCTCAACATGGTAACCTCGGTAGCATCCCCGGCGGCCAAATACTTGACGGGGTGGTTGAAGTTAAGCTCTTGAATCTTGTTACTGGAAGCGATCGCTTTTTGTACCTGAGTAATGATCAAACTTTGTGGCTTGGATGCAAATACTTCACGCTCCGTTGTATCCAAATATGCGTAGTTGGCATATACCTCCCATTTACTAGCAGCCGCTTCGGAACCCCATGTGATGCGAAGTTCAACATCGTGGTACTGGAGACTAATCAAGGGAAGAGCGGACTGCCAGTTCTCACAGAAGAAAAAGCGAAGTGGATAGAATTTTGCACTCGAGGTGCCATCATAAATACCGGCTGAAACAGACTTAGAAGACGTAGCAGCTGAGAGAGTTGGGGCAATAAGAGTTGAGTAGATGGAATCTTGTTCATCAATCACCTGCCCACCAACCAAAAGTTCAACCTTGGATATAACATCTGTCCAATTGTTGGTGAAAGTATTGGCTTCAATACCATCGCCATCAATTGGCATTAAATACACATAGTTGAGAAGATCACCCTTACGTTCGAAACGGACGGTAGACATACCGTTGTTGGAGACGTTCCCTTGGATGACCTGACGTTCAACAGTTTGGGAAAAGTTTGTGTGACGCTTGTATGTAGATCGGAAAAAGCTGACCTCAGGTTGGCCAACAAGGTGAGCATCCTGAGCACCGACGGCGACAAGTTGGGCAATACCACCAGACATTTTATAGTATAGTGAGAGTTTATTTTTAATAATTATCCTGAGTTATATTCGTATCATTATTGATGTGTTATCCATGTTGTAACCGTGTATCGTACTGTACCATTTTTTAGTGGGTTTGTTCCATGTGGATGTGTCCAACTCGAAGGAAACCCAATCAGTTGCCCCTTTTTAAGTTTGATCTTACGTTTATGCTGTACAAATAAAAATTCTCCACCTTCGTAGTCGTCATTTAATGCTATTATGATACTCATCACTCTAAAATTTATTGATGGTCTAACTGGATCGATAGCAGTTCCATCAATGTGAATACGCGTTGGACCTGTAATTTTTCTGAGAATATAACCAGAATCCCCCGAACATGGAATACCATACCATGAAAGTAATTTAATCATAGTATCAATTACTTTGTATATCTCAAAATCAATTTTATTCCGTATTTTTTCGTCTTTTATATGTGCTACATCCATCGCTTCACATATTACATTGTTGATTGGATCACTTAAATCACAACGTACCTTTTTTGTGATTTCAATTTGTTCTATGATCTTATCACAAAGTTCATTTGTGATAACATTATCAATTATAAATATATTGTCATCCGGCTGTCTTTTAATGTCCATTAAATATTTAATACGTTATACTTTTAAGTAATTATGGAGATGGTCGTGTTGGCCACACGACGTTACTTGGTTCGACTTTTGTAATGTCATCCGCTGTAAAAGTGGGCTGAGAAACGTCCGTTAAATTTCTTAGAGCAGTTCTATAATCTTTCCAAGCTTGTTCATTTTCTGGAGAACTGTGTGGATAGTCTGCTGTAAGTGCAAAATCAGACTGTTCTAATAACATGTCTCTTCTGTATCTTAACATATTCATCGCAAATTCCGGATTTTCGGCAGATTTTTTATTAAAAAGTTCATTAAATGCTTCTTCGGTGGGTTTAACACCTTTTGGATCGCTGATCCCACTGTCCGGCCCTGGCATCCAGGTCTCGTATCCCAATCCATGATACTTACAATCTTCGAAAGATAAACCCGTTAATTCTACATACACATTTGTTACTAAATCGTGAAGTTCTGTAAAATATGATCCAGAAGTAAAATGGGAGGACATTTATATATATGTATATTTTTTCTTTAACTCTGGTTAATTAACCACGTGTTTATAGTATATCGGACAGTTCCATTAATAAGTGGATTTGTACCATGAGGATGAGTCCAATATGGCGGAAAACAAATGAGTTGCCCCTTTTTAAGCTTGATCTTACGTTTCTGCTGTGGAAAATTAAACTCCCCTCCTTCATAGTCTCCATTCAATGCTATTATTATACTGGCTACCCTAAACGAATTATCTGTACTTTTTGAACCCGGATATGGATCAATACCGTCCATGTGCATTCGTGTTGGTCCTGTAATTTTTCGAAGTGTATAACCAGTGTCACCGCTACAATTTATTTCAAAAAGTCTAAGCACTTTCACAGATGTATTAATAACTTTAAAAATAGCATCATCTATTTCTTTTCGGACTTTTTCATCTTTTATTTGCGTAACCGACATACCATCACATATCACATTATTAAACTTAACACTCCAGTCCTCGCTTACTGTGTCCCCAATATTGATTTGTTCTATGATCTTATCACAAAGTTCATCTGTGATAACATTATCAATTATAAATATATTGTCATTTGGTTGTCTTCGGAATTCGGGATCAGACAACGATTCCATTATAAATTATACTATGAATACTTTTAAGTTTATTAAAGTTTCATTATAAATGCGAGTGCGTAATAAGTGGGTAGAGTTGAAAATGCAGTACCCTGACCCGTAGAACCTGTAGTAAAGCTATGGTTGTGAAGTCCAGCCGATCCAGTGGCTGCATTGTGAAAATGACTGGTCGCGTCAGTAAGGCTAACTGGATGTACATGACCAACTGTATCATTTAAACCGTTTGTATGATTATGCAACCCACTTGACTGCATGGACCAAGTGTGTGAATGACTAAAATTACTTACAGAGCCTCCAGAATGCGTATGACTCTGATTGCGAAAATATTGATATGAACCAACTTCATCTACTTCTCCCGGTGTCCAATCTGTACTACGAGATGTAAATTCACAATCTACTCTAAGCAATACACGGTCAGTGGATACATGAGTATGCTGTCCATTGCCTGATGTACCAGACGGGTGCGCATGAG